CTGGGTACAGGCTTAAGGGCTACTGCTATGACTTCAGGGTCTCAAACGGTGGTGACAGCTACTACCCGGTAGACCTGACCTTGCCTAGCGAGACCCCTTCGGTTGAGTCAGATACAATACTCCAGCTGGATCATAAGGCGAGCGGCAACACCACCGCCACAACTTCCGGCTCCAGCACTCCGAGCTGGACTGTGAATGGCAGCGTCCATCATAGCGTTGGGGCAGGCACTCCATTCTCTGGTGACGATAGGGCCATGTTTTTTGATGGGTCTGGAGATTACTTGTCAGTCCCAAGTCACGCCGACTTAACCCCCGGCACAGGTGACTTCACAGTAGAGGCGTGGATAAACTATCGCGGGATTCCGAACTCTAGTAACGGAAGTGTACTTTATGCAATATGCGGCAATGGCACCTCCTCTAGTAATGCTTGCTTCATGCTCAAGCCTAACGGCCACCTTGGCTGGTACACGGGTGATTCTCACTACACTGGGTCATCTGCGACAGCTATGTCTACTAACACTTGGTATCATGTAGCAGCAGTAAGGAGCAGCGGCACAGTTAAATTGTACATTGACGGTGTTGAGGATTACTCAGCAACGCACTCAGGAAACTTAAACGACACTAGCGAAAACAGAGTGGGGGCAAGGGCTGCAACACCGTTGGAGTTTAATGGGTACATGTACGACCTGCGGTTCAGTGACGCAGCCAAATACACCTCTAGCTTCACGCCGCCCACATCAAAGCTAACAGCTGAATCTGACACTCAACTCCTTATACAGCCAGACAAGGGCGACACAAACTTTCACGACGAGAGTAGCACTGGCCACACCATTACCGCTACGGGCTCACCCACCCGCACGGCCTCCACCCCCTTCGAGGATGCAGACAAGGCTACTTCACTCTATTTTGACGGCAGCAACGACGATATAACTACAGGTACAGACTTCATAATGGGTCGCGCAGCTGACCACACATTTGAGACATGGTTTTATACAACCAAAAATGACAGCCAGTACCTCTACTGCCACAACTACAGCCAGCATTACGAAGGGGTCTCCATAAGGCCTAACGCATCCTCGTCGCAGACAGTAATAGGGCTTGGTGGTAACAATAATAATTGGTCTCCCGTCCTTGGGAGCGAGGCGACAATCTCACTTAACACATGGCACCACTTAGCTATTGTGATTCTGAACGGGCAGGTTCATTTCTATCTGGATGGTGTTCTGAAGCACGTTGACACAACTCACTCCGATTGGACAGGCAACCCAAGCAACACTACCATAGGGTCGCAGCGTTATGTGAACGGGAGCTGGAGGTATCATTTTCAGGGCTACTTGAGAGATATGCGGATAAGTGACACCGCGAAGTACAGGGGCAACTTCACGCCTCCCTCATCAAACCTTCAGAGTGACTCCAATACCAAGCTGCTAATCCAGCCCAACAATACAGACACTGCTATAGGTGATGAGACTTCAAACCACACCATAACTGGATACGGGGACAACACTGATGGTTCGTCCAGCTCTTTCGTAACCCCGGTGGCCTCCACGCCCTACGATGCCGCAGCCAAATCAACTGCGATGTATTTTGATGGTTCTGGGGATTACCTTCAGACCAGCACCAGCAGTGATTTAACATTTGGAACGGGTGATTTTACTGTTGAGACTTGGCTCTACCCGACAACCGTAGATACCTCTACTGCCTATAAAGGCATTATCTCTGATGAGATTTACAGTAGCCCAGGAGGCTGGGCTGTATCGCAAAGAGATGATGAGCTTTCACTTTGGATTAAGGATACTGGCGGCAGTTGGGTCAGCTTCGTTGCGGATGGCGCATTAACCGCTAACCAGTGGCAACACATCGCTGTCAGCTATGATTCGTCAACAACCACCACTCGTCTGTTTGTTGACGGGACATCCGTAGCCTCTGGAACTACATCGGGGTGGAATCTTACAGGCGACCAAGTTGAGATTGGTCGCAGTATCTCGGGGCAAGAGGTTGCTGGGTACTTATTTGATGTCAGAGCAACCAAAGGCACAGCCCGTTACACTAGCAACTTCACCGCACCATCAGGCCCATTCGAGCTAAACCCCGTTTATCTCGGAGCCGATCAATCCGGCAACAACAATCATTTCGATGCGACGAATATCAGTCTGACGCACGATGTCATGCTGGATAACCCTTTCAAGAACCACCCAACGTGGAACCCTTTGGTCAACTCAAGCACTACCTTTAGCGAAGGGAATCTGAAGGTCACTAATACCTCATCCACTCCCGCTAAAATAGTTTCAACAATCGGGGCATCTTCTGGTAAGTGGTATGCGGAGGTGCTTCATGCGGGGCAGAATAATTTCCCGCTAGGCATTACGGCAGACAACCAAGAGCGTAACTATCTGGGTAATTCAGATGGAAACACATCCATTTCTTTTTGGTGTGGAACAACCGCCACGTCAGTCTACATAAATGGTTCTTCAGTTTCCTTTAGCGGATCGGGCACTACTTGGGCTAGTGGGGATATTATTGGTATCGCCTTAAACGCTGACGATAAAGAGGTATCTCTGTACAAGAATGGAAGCCTAGTAGGCGCGGCAGTAAGCTATTCGTCTTACAACTGGACAGAGGCATTCTTTGCGGCGGGCAACTACATTTCCGGCCTAGTTTATCACGCCAACTTCGGGGCCGACCCAACTTTCGCTGGAGGGTACACTGGGACACCAGCCAGCCCAGAATGGGCGTACAGTCCGCCCAACGGATTCAAAAGCCTCAACTCCTCCAGTCTTGATGCCCCATCCGTCAATCCAGCAGAGAATTTCGGGGTTGCACTGTATAACGGGAATAGCAGCAGTAATGCCATAACCGGATTAGGGTTCGAGCCGGGCTTGTTGTGGACAAAATCTAGGTCAACATCGGGCACAAGTCATAAGATATATGATTCCGTTCGGGGCGTGACGAAAAAACTAGAAGCCGATAACGCCACGACTGAAGGCACGGTTTCTTCTGACCTCACATCATTTGACAGCGATGGATTTACTTTAGGTTCGGGTAACGGATCAAACTACTCTAGCAGGACATACGTTGCATGGAACTGGAAAGCTCACCAAAGCCCCAGCAGCGGCAGTAGCTCCACCACCACCTACACAGTTAAAGTAGAGGACAACAGTGGGGATGCGTGGGATTACTCTGGGTACTACTACGATTACAGCACCTATCTCCCTAGTGTGTATATGGAGATATTTGAAAATCGTAACAACAGCTTGGTGTCGTTGGGCGAGGTTGCGGTGAGGTATTATGATTCATCAGGAAATTATAATTCAGACCTGTCCGAACAAACGTATACATTAGAGTGCGCTGATCTAAACGCAATCGCAGTTAAGTGGCATTACGACACTTCTGGTGACGGGCAAGAGTGGGACTACCCTAACTATTACAACGACTACCTGAACGACCAGAAGATAACCATTCTCGACGGGACTTCATCGACGAGCGGAACTTGGTTGGGGGTCACTGGGCAGAGCGGGACTGACAACTACTCAAACGATGACGGCACTAGCTCCAATTACTCACCGCCAACCGGATGGGCTGATGGGGATACGCTGAAGGCGGCTACCACCAGCTACAACGGCAGTGATACTGCTACGCTTACTAGCGGCAGTGGGTCAAGTGGCCCAACGGAAAAGTACAACGCCGCTGCTGGGCTCACAATAATCAGCTACTCCGGTGATGGTTATACGGACGGAGGCACGCAGACACTCGATCATAGCCTCGGCGTTCCTCTGGAGTTTGTGATGGCTAAAGCCCGCACTAGCAACGATGGACAAGATAACGGTGATTGGATTGTGTGGCACAAGGACTTGAGCAGTGGTGAGTATTTATTCCTAAACCAAAACTACTCAAAGCGCACTGAAGTCTCTGGTTACGACTTGATCGCTACAGCAACTAGCGGGACGCAGCATCAGGTTGTCGTTAATAATGGCACGGATGACTCTAGTTACAATTACCACTATCTGAACTCTGGGCCAGACGTCGGAACTGGCGAGGATTACATTCTCTATGGATGGGCTGGCGTTGAAGGCTATTCCAAATTCGGCACCTACCGTGGAGCGGGAAACAATGGAGTTTTTGTTTACACGGGGCATCGCCCAAAGATGGTCTGGATCAAGAACATAGACACAACAGGCAACTGGTTCATATTCGATGCTGTAAGGGACACCCACAATGAAACCGTTAATTATCTTCAAGCCAATAGCAGCAATCAAGAGACAACTAACTCCGGCTACAAAATAGACATACTTTCAAACGGTTTTAAGATTAACGTGGAGTCAACTCACATGAATAATTCAGCATACGATTATGTGTTTTGTTCGTGGGCTGAACAGCCATTCGCAGCACCAAGCAACGCCAGATAACAGAAAGATTTATTATGCCATACGTTACAACAGAAGGTCGGGCACTGCCGCTAGACAAGAGTTTCAGCCATAACAACAAAAGTTTCGGGGCAACATGGCTCAGGCTCTCAACGCCAGAGCAGAAAGAGGCTGAGGGCATCAGCTGGGAAACCCCAGTTGAGCCGCCAGTTGTTCGCGCTCCGCTAGAGGATGAGAAGGCCAACGAGATAATCGCGGCCAAGGCGAATGCCGGACAGCTACTATCCAGTTCTGACTGGCAGGTCTTAGCCTCAGTAGAAAGAAGCCGACTTATCCCCAATGAGTGGGCTGAGTTTAGGGCGGCTGTCATTGCAGAGTGCGAGAGGATTGAAGAGGCGGTTTCCGCAGCAGACAGCTACGAGTCACTTGATTCTGTTGAAAAAAACTGGCCAGCTTCACCTGACGATATCGAATTATATTCAGAGCCCGAAGAGGAAGGAGAAAATGATGAGTAAAAAGAAAGGCAAGAAAGGCAAGAAGGGAGGCAAGTACTAACCATGGCTTCTGAGTACGTTAAAAAGCTGCTAAGCAAGCACGGCTTATCTGGTGTTAACAAGCCTAAGAAGACCCCCGGCCACCCTAAGAAGTCGCACATGGTGCTGGCTAAGTGCGGGGACAAGCACAAGCTAATCAGATTTGGTCAGCAGGGAGTTAAGACCAACCAGACAGCCGGTCAAAGGGAAGCGTTTAAGAGTAGGCATAAGAAAAACATTAAGAAAGGTGCCTGCAGCGCAGCCTACTGGGCGGACAAGGTTAAGTGGAGTCCGTCAAAGACGGCATCACCCTCAAAGAAGTGGAAGAAAGGTTAAGGATGAACCCAGAGCAGGCCTTAATGTTATTAGTAAACGCCGCCCATCAGGCGCGGTTAAGCTACTCAGACCACCAAGCAATAGAGCACGCCAAGATAACCCTAGCTAAAAGCCTGGGCTTGGTTGAAGATAAACCTGGAGAAGACGATGGCGAAAAGGAAGAGGTATAAAAGTGTTTCCATATCTCCGTCTAAAGGCGGGGCTTTGATGTCTCGTGTCTCCGCCTCTGAGGCGGGGGTTGCCAACTACTTGGTTAAGAGGGACTGGCGGAGGGACTCAGACTACGAAATGCGCCGAGAGGGCTATGACTACTTTGGCGACTTTGAAGGGTTGGCCATCGGGCTCCAGCCTTTCCCCGCTGGGTCAAGCTCAACAGATCCTATTACCTTAATACACATGGCTAGGTCTGAGACAGGAAAGACTCAGGTGGTGGTAGGCACAGCCACCGCTCTATATGTGTTTAATGCTCTTGAGTATGAGTACGTACTAGACCCCAGCTCCGCCAATAACCCATACGTCAGCAATGTAAATGTGCAAGGCGGAGTAGAGCCATTTTTTGCTTATCTTGAGTGGCAGCAGATCGGTTCCGGCTTCTCTGCTGATGGCCGCCGGTGGGAGGCTGTTAACATCAACGGGTATACTATCCTTAACAACGGTGTAGATCTCCCTGTGTATTGGAAGATTGGTGACCAGCAAGTAACCCCCATGACGGAGCTAAGAGATTTGGGGGTTGCCCACGTTGGGACGATAGCTGCCTACAATAACATACTTATGATCGGGGATGTCAGGGAGATCCCGCTGTCAGACCACAATACTTGGATGAATGGCAGCACCCCTTACGGCCAGTACCCTGACGGTCTGTCAACAGACCGCTACCAATACCGGCTTCTCTGGTCTTCAATTAACAATCCCACAGAGTTTGGCGCTGTGGTCGGGTGCACCTCTACTAGCGGTAATAACGCTCTGACCCTGTCGTTTCCTAGTGAGTCCTTCCTTTCGGGGGATAAGGTTGTTGTGATTGGGGCTGGGGTAAATGGAGGGAATCTTTTTACTACGATCAGCAATATAAGCGGCACGACTGTGACGCTTGCTGATCAAGCATCTCACTCCAACTCCTCAGCCCTGATCCAAAAGCAATCATCCATTGGATCAATTACAGGCTATGATGACCTAGAGGACGATGCTTCGGGTATACTAAAGATGGGTGAGCTTATGGGGCAGCTTGTGATCTATAAGGATACGTCCAGCTTCTTAGCCAGGTACACTGGGATCGTGTCATCCCCGTTCAGCTTCACCAGGTTGCCACTGTCTCCGGGTAAGTCTCTTTACTACAAGAACACACTCGCAATAGTAGATGGTAAATATCATATATACGCTGGTCGCAGTGCGTTTTACAGGTTTGACCTACAAAACCGGCAGCCTATTGAGGTCTCTGTTTTAGACCGATGCAGTGATACATTTTTTGATGATCCAAACACAAATATCGGAAATACCGACCAGATCTTTGCTTCCAATAACAGCATCACAAAGGAGGTTTGGTTTTGTTTTCCATCTAGCTCAAGTGATAAGGCACTTTGCCTGGATACCCGGTATGGCACGGTCTCGACAACGAGCATAAACATAACCTCAGCACTGACTGTAAAAAGACCTACGCTGAACATTGTTCCCGTTGAGAGTGAAGACTGGTTTGTGATGGGCACAAGTGATGGGGTGGTCCTGCTGTATGGGTCTGTTGACAGGGCTCTCTCTTGGTGGGGAGGAAAGGATGAGATCTACTACCGAAGGAGCAGCCGCACAAACACCACGGATACGGAAGGATACGACAGCACCCTTTCTTCTGGGCTCACTGATATGGGGGATCAGTTCAATGAGAAGGACCTACGCAGCTACCTGCCAGCCCTGTCTAGCCAGCAAGAGAGCCTCTCTAATTTAGGCCTAGAGGTACGGATCTACACTGCCGAGACGCAGACAGGGACGGAAATATCTGGAGCCCAGCATGTTATTGACGAGCCTAACGAGGCGCTGGTTAGCTTATTCCTCAGAGCCCACAATTTCAGGGACGAACTGAAGGTTACAGGTAAAGATAACCCCGTCAGGGTGGCGAGTCGGACATACGAAGTCAGCCGCATCGGATCTAGGAGCGCGAGCAGGAGGGATGATTGATGTCCAAGTTTACCCGGAAGCAGGGTGCATTTAAGGTTATCACAGCGGGCCAACTGCCTGAACTGCCCGATACGCCAGACCTCTATAAGCAGTGGTGGGAAGAGGCTAGGCTGGTTCTAAACCGACAAAGGGACGAGCAGGAGGCCGACAGAACGCCAACAACTATTGAGTTTGATTCCGCTGTTGAGTGGAACCACGTTCACGCGTTAGGGCGATTCCCGATAGTCCAAGTGGTGGGGGATGATGGGCTGGTTGTTGCCCCGTCCTCCGGTGTCATGAGTATTGAGCACTCTGACATAAACACCGTCAAGATTACGCACGCTTCAGCCACCAAGGGCACCTTAATTTTATATTAGACCTAAACCATCCTATACCCTAAATTCAAGATATGGCGGCAAATTATCCAGGAACATTAGTTAAACGTCTTACCAAGCAGTCCCCTCTGACCGCTCAAGAGATGGACGATAATTTCCAAGACTTGAAGGATTACGCTCTGGCTATCGAGACTCAGATAGTTGACGGAACCACCACCCTTAATGCGAATACCGTTTCGGGGGACGTTATTGACGGTGGAACTATCTCCAACTTTGCGTCCACGGGAATTGATGACAACGCCGCCGCCACGGCGATAACCTTGGATTCATCCGGCAATGCATCACTGGGCGGGGATATTTCCGTGGCAGGGGCCAGCACTCTTACAGGGGCTGTGTCAGCTCCTGCCGGGGTTACGGGCAATGTCACAGGCAATTTAACGGGTGATGTTACGGGTGATGTTACGGGCAACCTGACTGGTGATGCCACAGGCAATGTAACCGGCAATGTAACTGGTAATGTGACAGGGAACGTCACCGGAAACTCAACAGGTGACGTGCTTGCTGCTGATGGTGCCGCTATAATCACTAGCGGGGCCAACCTTGCAGCCTCGTCAATAGGCAACGGGGTCACTGCCACTACTCAAGCCCAAGGAAACGGGACAGATGCCGTGGCCACCTGCGCCTATGTTGACTCACTGCCCACAGTGCCAACTGGGTCAGTGACTGCCTTCGCTGGGGCTACCGCTCCTTCTGGGTGGGCGGTATGTGATGGGTCTGAGGTTGACGCTGCAGACACCGCCTTGGACACACTGCTTAACAGCGCATTTGGAACCGGATCAAACGGCAGATCACTGCTTCCTGATCTTCGTGGGCGGTTCGCTCTCGGTGTAGGTCAGGGCGACACAGCGGAGGGCGGCACTCAGGGCACAAGCAGGGCCTTGGGCGACAATACCGGAGGCGCGGAAACGCACACGCTAACCGTGAGTGAGCTTGCTGAACACACTCACACCCAAGTTGTTGACCGAAACACCGCAAACGACTTCGACACTACCGGCGGAAACAGCGGTGGGGTTCGTAACGCCAATAGCCAAACTACCGCAACTGGTGGTGATAGCCCTCACAATAACATGCCTCCATTCCTTGCCCTGAATTACATTATCAAGAAATGAACCCTGCTCCTAGTGGCGCGTAATGACTCACACTGAAACACAGCTGGCCATCTGGAGAAAGATGGAAGAGATCTGCAAGGGGGATGAGGACGCATTCAAGTTCTACAACGGACTGTGTGACTCTGTCCTTACTTGGGACCATATAATTGATGACGAGTCAGTTGACCCTGAAACAGCCGAGCGGGCGTTTCAGTTCTTACTTCTAGACGCGCCACTTAACCCGTTCTTCCAGCGGTACAAAGACTCACTTGTGCCTGTAATAATGAACGCGGTTTCTTCGTGGAAGTTTAGTAACGGGCAGGGAGCCCCCAAGATAAAGGCTTATGACATTTATACGGAAGTGGCCTGTACGATTGCATTCATTTTGGGCGGTCGTGAGGCAGTGGAAAAACACATACCGGAACTGCGCCAAATGCAATGGCAAAACTGCCAGGAAGATGACGCAACGGATGGAGGGAAAAAGTAAATGGCACTACCAGCAATAGGAGCGGCGATAGCGGGTATAGGTATTGGCGGCACAGCGGGAGCTGTAGCTGGCACCGCGCTTGGTATCGGAGGATCAATACTTAGCGCAAGAGCCAGCCGTAAGGCAGCCGAGCAGCAGTACCAAAACAACATGGCCGCCTACGACGCGCAGCAACGCGCTGAGCTAGAGGCTGACAGGCGCAATCGCGAGGGTGTGATGACCCTTCTGCAGCGCCCCTTCGAGAGCAACGTGCTTACGCCCCTCTCCCAGAGGTACGCTCTTGGTGGCATCAACGAAGAGGCCCGTGGTCTTGCCGATCAAATCATGGCCAAGCAGGCCGAGATTGACGAGAGCACTGACGAGAGCACAATCAATCGACTGCGTGGGGAGCTTGACGCCCTGAACGCTGAAAAGGTTCGGGTTGAGTTTGAGGCGCTTGAGGGGCTGCGCGACCAATACGCGCCCATATCTGAGGCTGGTCTATCCACTGCTAGGGGTATCTTTGACGGGGGCATCCTAGATGAGAGAATGGCTGCGTATCAGCCACTGCAAGATGTTCGCTCACAGTTTGCTGGTGTACGTGACCGATACATCCCACAGCTAGAGGCTGCTGAGCAGCAACTGTTTGACCCCTCCCAGTACGAAAACCTCTACGACATGCGTCGTCAGGCTGTACTGGCAGGAGAGAGCCCGGAGACAGCTCGGCTTCGGCTAGAGGCTACTGACTCACAGTACCTTGACCCATTCCTAGAGCAGCGCCTCCAAGGTGCCGAGATGGTTCGTGCTAACGCGCAGCGGAACCTAAACGAGCAGATCAATCAGATGGGAGCAGGCCGCACCTACGGTGGTAGCTCCACTGCTGTCAACGCCATGCGGGCGCGTGCATCACTTGATGCCGCAGACCGATACTCCAACGCGTTGCAAGCGGCTCAGTCGCAAAACCTAGCTGACCAGGAGCGTTGGCGTCAGTCCCGAGTTCAGGCCAACATGCAAAACGAGGCGGACCGCCTCAACATCGCACGAGCCCTTGCTGGTACTGATGTGCAGAACGAGTCCCAGAGATTGGACGCTGAGAAAATCGCACAGCAGAACATCATCAACTCTCTGACACGTCGTCAGGCATCCGATACCCAGACGCTTGGAGAGCAGTTCGACACAGAGAACGAGCGCAGGCAGATGAAGCTTGATGATATCAACCTAAGGCTGGGCAACATTAACCTTGGTGAGCAACTCACAGGCAGTGCTCAGCAGATGTTGAGTCAGCCAGAGCGGGCAATGCAGGCGCTGCAGGGTCAGCGTATGCAGGGCATGAGCATGTATCGAATCGGACCCGGACAGTACCAAGCACCTACGGTTCCAGTAAAGCAGGCTCAAGTTAACAACACTCTTGGCACTGTGTTGAGCACCATAGGTGGGGGCCTTACCCAGAACGCTATGCAGACCGGGTTGCACAACAACCAAATGGCACTGCTCAACCAAAGCCATAAGAACAAAGTGGACCTTCAGAACCAGTACTTGGACCGGGTTTACGGTCCAGCTCAGTCGTCAGCACCACCTATGGGCAACTTCCCTGGGTTTAACCGCTCTGGCCAAGCTATGACGTTTAGTAGCCCTCAAGAGTTCACTCTGCAAGGTGCTGGCTTGTTGGGCGGAGGGCTTCCCAAGCAGCAAGTGTTCGATAATCAGGCAGCGATAAATTCGCTTAACAACCTTAAATAATCATGGCTACTCCTAGATATATTCAGAACCCAAGCACTGCAGCTAGTGATCAGTTGCGCTCTGAACTGGGCTCATACCTTGGGCAGATCATGAACCGCAAGAAGGCGATGGATAACTTCGCCCTTCAGTTGCGTGCACAGGACAACGACTTTGAGCGCAGCCTCATTGAGCGGGACATGGACCGAAAGGAAAAGCTTGATGCAGAACGTCGGGCGGACGAGCGGTACTTTGACCGTCTGAAAGAGCAGCGGGAGTACTCTGAGGACCAGATCCAGAAGAGGCGTGAGGAGGCTAAGGAGGACGCGGCGGAGGCCCGCGAACTACGCAAGCTAGATGAAAAAGAAGCTGAGGCCCGAGTCAATAAGCTGGCACTTGAGCGCTCCTATAACGCTATGGTAAGTGCTGCCGTTCTGGCTGGGGTAGATGAAAAGCACATAGAGGCTGACCCAGAGAAGATTGAGAACCTAAAGAAAGCGACAGTAGACCTCTCGCGGGAGATCAAGAAGGCAACCGATCTTAATGAGGACACGGAGGAACAGGAGCGCAGAAGGGATAACCTTCTCATTGAGTATCAGAAGATACGACAGCTACCTCCAGAGCAGGAGGAAGGTGAGGGGGTTGGTGCTTACGTTATCAGGCTGGCCACGGAATACGCGAATGCGGTAGACATCCGTGAGCAGCAGAAGTTCGATGACCAAATTACGAGGAGGTACAAGGCTGAGGTACCGGACCCAGAGGAAGGGCTCACTACAGCCGAAAAGGTGCAGGCATTGGCTAAGCAAAAGGCGCTTACTGAGATTGAACTTGCGTCCACAAAAAACCTAGCCCAGAGACATGCTGATGTTAAGTCCCAGTACGCTAAGCTAAGGAAGATGGGGGCTATCGAAGAGATCCCTGAAGATCAGCTGAATAATATTGTTAATCTAGATGGCCTTGAGATCGGCGTGTATGGGGCCACTACAAGGATGGAGGTTGATCGGTTTGATAGTGCGATAAGGGAGAAAGCCAGTGAGTTAATTCAGCAGAATATCCAAATGGAGCGTATGCTGGCGGGCGACAACAACCTCCGGCAATACTCTATAGCCGGGATTGTCAGCAACCCGAAAGTGGCAATGCAAATCGCTATGCTTGCGCCTGAGAATTTGCGTGATGGAATTATAGCAGATGTAAGGAGCGGGGATGAGGCTAAGATAGCGGGGATAGTGCAAGCCATGAGCGGCACTGGTAACACTATTTTCACTAAACAGGGCCTTGACGAGAGTGTTGGCAAGATCATTGAAACTGCTAGGACTGAAAGGCTTAAGAATCTTAGCAACGATGCCGTAGACAGGGATGGGAATGTTAACCCCGCAGGCTTGGCTACAGCCCTGCAAGATTTTACGCAAGGCCCGAAGATATCAGCTCTTTATGGGAACATAGAAAAACTCACGAGGGAGATTGGGTTTATTGATAGAGACAAAAGAGATTACCTTGGACAGACCTCACTGTTCGATTCGAAAAACAAAAACTCGTTCTATTACATGGGCGGTAGAAGTTTGCCTCAGGCTGCCCAGCCTGCCCAGTCTGCATTGCCAAGTGCTGGCAGTAGTGTCCCACAGGCTGGGCAGACTGCTTTGCCAAGTGCCTCAGGTGCTTCGGCCTCACCAGGCACTGCTGGCGGTAGCCTTCCTGTTCCGACTGAAGAGGGTTGGGCTGACCCTAACGCTCCATTAGATCAAGGCATGGAAGGGATGCCTGTTCCACCGGAAGGAGGGGTTTCAAGCATACCTGATAAGCTGCAAGGCACTTTCGATAACCCCAACACGATGGATGAGAATCCAACAAACATCCCACTAAACCACCCTTACAGGTATAAGGCTGGTCCAGAGTATACTCAAATGCGAAAGGAGTGGGCTGAGTCTGGGGGTAAGAAACATGCTGAGTTTTTTCGAGAACGCCTCACTGATGATGACCTGAAGAACCAGAGCACAGGCTTTGCGGGGATGTTCAACCTAATAAATCCCCGTTCCCCGTACAATGCGCTTAACATAGTGGCGAGCAGGAACTCTGACGGAACAGACACTGACGCTGGTGCATACTTTGGCGCAGGTCCGGATGAGATGAGGAATCAGCTTAACAACGCTGTTGCAGCTACAAAAACTTTTTTCAATGAAAGGGACAAGTCCTTAAACGAAACAGACAGAGCTTTACTGATGGCTCGTGGTGACAAGGCTGTAGATCTCGCTAAGAAACTTGGCTTTCCTATGGGTGACTTGAGGCAGGACCTTGCCAGGGCTGACGCAGCAAACTCTTCGTTCAATAAGGACTACATAGCAAGCCAGCCTAAGACGTGGGAGGAAAAGTACAGAACGGAAGGGCTGCCTTTCAGTGATGATTGGTCCGACCTACAGCATTTTGGGTCCCATCAGCGCTCACCTATAGAGCAGTTCTCTCGTGTTGGGCTGGTCAAGAGAATGAACAAGGAGCCGTTCTTTCCCGAGGCACCATCCGTTCCAAAGCCAACCGTATATATGGAGCCAGAAGGGCCTTCTGCGTCCGGTGTTGCGCCTTCGATCAGAGACGCTGGGTACACAAGGTCCCTGCCTGCCCCCGCACCTTACAACGTGGTGGGTGAGCGTGCTCAGTATGAAGAGGACAACTTTTTGCCCCCGCCTCCAGCGCCTCCAGCGCCTCCTCCAGTTGGCTCAGCGCCCGTTCCCATGTCCCCATCTGACTTTACAATGATAGATGGTCAGATTGTTCCTAAGCAGCCTGCACCTGCTAAGCCGCACCCTTACGCAAATGCGCCGTCAGTGCCGCCGCCAGTGGACCAGCGCTATTACGAGCCTCTGGACACAACCTCTCAGGGGTACAACATTCCTCAGTTTATTCAGTCTCCGATAAAGTACCCCCATCCATCAGAGGCGGACATTGATTACAGGATTAGCAGGATGTACCCAGGCCCAGTACTCCCTAACCAGAGCCCTGCGCCTGTGCCACAAACTTCCATGGAGGAAGCCGCCAAGGCTCAAGTACGAAGTGACTGGCGGAATGGTCTTATCTCATTAGAGGAAATGGAGAGGCGGTTGATTCAGATCGAACGCGGCCCAGCTGGACCCTCTATCCCCATACCACAACCTTAAAACATAATGGCTGAATTAGTAGATTACTACCGTCTCCAGAGACCTGGAGACAAGTCTTCCGACAGGGATGTGCTGTTACGGTACGCGTATGAAAAAGGTGAGGATTGGTTACGCACCAACTACCCTGCCGACTATGACGAGTTCCTGAAGTCTCAAGACTCGTATATACCACTAAGCCGCACGGAGGAGATTAAGCGTGGGGCAGCCCGGAGCTGGCAGGGGGCTCTTGCTACATGGAATTATGCGGGCAAAATGATCTCCGACAAGGCAGGATTTGAGGGCTTATCGGAGGACTTTGAGAGGGACGCCCTTGAAAGGCAAAAAAAGGCCTCTGCCCCTGAGCTACGCACATCACACAGCCACAGGTGGGCAAGCACCTTAGGTGAAGCTGCCCCTTCCGTGGCTGAAAGTATTGGAATGGCCGGTATTGGCGCAATCGCAGGCACTCAGATTGCACCCGGTCTTGACCCAACTGATGTTCCTCTTGCGATTGCTGGCGGCTTAAAAGGTTTTGCCACCAGAAAGGCGATAAAAGAGACCCTTGAGAGAGCGTACAGGGAGCAGGTTAAGAAAGAGATGGGCGATAAGGCCACTGAGGCCATGGTGAAAAAGCGCCTTGCTGACGCTCTTGGTGACGGCTCAGACGGCGCTATGACGCAGGCGTTCGGGAAGATTAACTTCGGTGTTGATGCCTCAGGCAAACAGATACTGCGTGAAGAAGTCTTGTCTGAGGCGCGAAAGAGATACTACCAAGTAGGCGCAGGCGCATTGGTGAGCGGTGCCCATTCTCTAGGGTTAAACGCAGGTGAGATTTACGGTGAACTTGACTCTGATCCCGACATCGACAACGACACCGCATTCAACCACGCACTGCTGGGTGGTATGGTTTCCGCCCTGCCTGACTCAATCCTCCCGACAGTGGTGCTTAACAAAGTGCTGAAGTCTGTGCGGGGGGTTGATATTCCTATAGAAAGTAAGAGTGGGATCTACAGCAAGATCACTAACAGTGTTCCGGGTAAGATAGCATCAGGCATTGCGGCAGGTGCCCCTGTTGAGGCAGGCACTGAGGCCTTCCAGACTTGGGTAGGCATTGTGGCTGGTAAGTCTGCTAGAGGCATGGACCTTGGTGAAGCTATTGATAGCTCTGGCTGGGGTGACCTAACCTACGAGGAGAAGAAGAACATCAAGCACTCTATGGAAGTTGGCTTAGCGGCTGGCATCCTGGCTGGTGGTGGCGGTAGCACCTTCGGGGCTATCATGGATAAGGTTAATGCTGACCGCACTCAGGAGGTTAACCGGGTTCAAGAGGATGCTGTCAAAGAGACGCTCGACAAGGTCGACAAGGAGACTGTTGCTAACACCCTTACCGGAAAGCTCACACAAGAGCAGAAGGATGACATCGAGAACCTTGTTAAGGAAGAGCTGTCCGACACGATCATAACTGATGACGACGGCGTGGTTGTCGCGTTCGATGAGCCTAACGCAGACATAGCCGGTCGGATCAATCAGATCACTCTTACCACGTCCGAAACCTTCGACCCAGCAGTGGTGGCTTATTACACCGAGAGCCGCAAGGCTGCGCGTGAGCACTTCCTAGGGCGTAAGCTGGCTACCGAGAAGGTTGAGGTGCAGGCAGATCCCATAACTCAGGACGAGTTGGTGGAAGAGCTGGACCAGTCTGGCGCAGTGGTCGAGCTGTTAAACCAGTTAGACCTGCCGATGGATAGCTTGGAATCCTCTGAGGACGGGGAAGGTGGAGCTCTGGTTGACCCAGTCAAGGCAGCGGACTTTGAGCCTGTCAGGGAAGAGGGCGGGGACGCCGAGGTTGCGGAAGCAAAGGATGTCCTTGAATCAGTTGACCCTAAGGAGATCTTCAGGCCTGGGGCTGAGGTTGAGAAGCCTCCTGTTGAAGAGAACTACAAGAACGCCGTGGCTCCGATGAAGCCTGAGCAGAGGCGCGAGCAGGTGAAGGGCATGATTGATGCTCGCATCACAGAGCTGGAGAAGGAGATCGAGGATCGCAATGCTAAGGTAGAGAAAGGCTTCGATAACTCAAAAGAGCTGGCGCAGCTCGAGGGGTTGGACCCTGATTCAGAAGAATACAACCGCCGCATGGAGTTAGCGCTTGGCGCTAGAGAGTACGCTATCACGTACTCGGTTGACGGTAAGGATGTGGTTGAGACTTTAACTGTCCCTTCTGATGTCGACCAAATGCAGCAAGTGAATGCAAGGCTGAACGAGATCTTAGAAGAGAACCCAGACTCTAATCCAAGAGCAAGAGAGGTTGCCTCAACTCTAAAGAATGCATACATAATGCAGACCAATAAGCTTGGGCTGCAACTGGAAGAGCTCCGAAGGCTTAGTGCTGGGGAAATAGACACCGTCAGTGGTGTGCCTGTCATGATGCTGGACTGGCAGCAGATGCCCGCCGTGTTTGAGGACAGGAGTATGGAAGGTAATGAGAGTGACCTTGTCTACCCTGCCTTCTACGATGTTAGTGAGACGGGTAAGGTGGCGACTGATAGGCTTAACGAGGCTATCACCAAAGCGCCTAAAGACAATTTCGAGGAACTGGGAACAATCCTCACCAACAAAGCCAGGGTTTCTAAGCATCACAATAAATCCGTGTCCTACCGGATGGTGGTTCTTGAGCACAAAAGCCGCGCCGACGAGAACGACCACAAGATTGTTATTGTCCCAATATCGACGGCTAGTACGTCCAAGGCTAAGAAGGGGGCTACCAGGTTTAAAGTGTTCGCGCCAAGCAAGGAGAGCGTGGCACGCCGCCAAGCCTACCAGAAAGACCTGAGTGAGATCATGGAAAACTATTCCGTGATTGGGTCGATGAAGCTCGCCGTTCCGGTAAGAGCCTCAAAGGAGCTAAGGGAGAGCACTCTCAGGTACAACCTCACTAAGTCTGAGTACAACACCCTTCGTGACACCCTCATCCGCACACGGAACAGGCAGGCTGAAGCGATTGACATAGCCCCATTCACAGCGACCACACAAGCAGGTGTCACTAATGAGATCGTGGCAGATGAAGGTGCTCAGTATGTTAGCATGGCTGAAGGCAGCCAGACTGCGGTTTCTCGATCAGGCTTACGCAGCGAAACAGGAGTTCAGGAGCGTGAGTTCGCGGAAGACACAGACACAATAGTTAGTGCGTCCACTGAAGAGCTGCCTAGCAGTGAGAGCTTGGCTGAGTCCATCAAGAGTGTGCAGGCAGAGATCGTAAGCATTATTGATAATGTGGTCGTCGATGATGACACACCGGATTTAGGGTTTAATATGGCCCTTTGGGTTGCTGAAACTGTAGAAAACCTGCTGGTAGACCAAACTGGGTCCATGTCGGATGGCGATCTAATCAACGCCATATACTCCCCAAGCCAACTAGCCGAGTCCAGCACCAGCGCCGAAGAGCGCCAAGAACTTAAAGATGGAAACGTCGCGGTCATTGCCGCAAAATTAAAGAAACAAATTTATGAAGTCAGAGAAGGAATCGAAGAAGCCGTCCCCGGAGCAGATCAACAAGACACTGCAGACGCTGCAGGAGCGGGGGGAACTGGACAAAGTGGTGGCGTTAGCGGAGAAGATGGCTCGTCTCAAGGAGATGCAGCGGCGGGTGCAGTCCAAGTAGCCAACCATTTCGGTAAGGCGGAGCTAGAGCCTAGCGAAGGCGGGAGCTCCACGGAATACACAAACTCTCTTGTTGAGGTTAACAGAGCGGTGGTGCCTCACTCCACCTACGCGGTTGACCACAACGCCAAGGCTGACGAGCAAGCTAAGACAGCTGTAGAGGAGGCTGAGCGGCAGGCTGAGCTTGCGGATGAAGAGGCCCTTAAACCTCGCAGCGAGAGAGAGGCTGCCATACGTGCAGCACTGGATGATTTATTTGCCAAGCGCCCAGAGCTTTCTGATAACAACAAGGTTCAATTAGTGCGGGGCGGAGATGGCCCCGTCTTCAAGATTGGCGACTTCTCTTACTCGCTCAAGGACATCGAGAACCTCAAAGACCCGGACAACACTTTGGTTCAATTCGCCAGAGCGCTGGACGGGATGCGTAGCCCTGATCCACAAAGTTCTTTTGAGTTCCTTAAGAACGACGACGACCCCGACGAGTACAGTGAGATTTCAGACGAACTGGATAGGCCTGGGGCTACGCTTCTCCCCGGAACGGTTAAGGAGAAGAGGGAAGTCAACCTGATAGCGCAGGAATTTATTTTAGCAGCGCAGAAAGGGTTCCTGTCTGAGGGCGAGGTAGTGGATAGGGTGCTGGATGTCGAATCGAGTGGTGGGCCGCTTCCAAGTTATTTCAATGAACTGGTAAGGAGACCAGATACGCTTATTGATGATAAGTATTTCAGTTTAGAACCTACGGAAAGGTACCGAAAGAAAGATATGGGCAGGCTCCCGTATCTGCTACCCAATGTAAATGGGCCAAAGCTAACAGTAGAGAACTTTTTTGTTGATGAGGTGACTGGGGAAAAGGTCGACATGTCCAACCCTATTGATGCCTTGAGGGCCTCTGACTTGGGCCGAAAGCTGTATAAAATTTCCCGTGATGAGGAAGGCAGAGAACGACTGGCTATCGCGCTCTCCCATGAGGCCAACCAAATAAACAAAGACCGCAGTAGTTCATTAAAAGCACTGGCTTATAAATTGGGCGACAAGGTCGACCTCCCAACACTTATCGCAGAAGGGTCGCCGGACCCCAGTGATGCTGAGTTCTCACCCACTGAGGCAGCCATGATAATCCTTATGGCCACTAGGTTTAACGTAAACCCAGGCACTGGAAGGACTACCAGAATCACGGACTCAAACAGAGTGCCGGTGATGGACATAAACATGGACGGGTTGCTCTTTATTAGGAACCACCTTAGGGAGGGCAAAAAAGCTAAGGACGCCTTTGTTCAGGGCATCAATGACATGACCGCCAAGCAGAAGGCGGACAACATCAGGGAGGGCAAGCAAGGCTGGGTGGTTTACAGCGGCAGAGAGTCTGCCGATGAGCTGAGTAAGGCGTGTGCCGGTACCCCATGGTGCATAAGGGCCAACAGCACGGCTAGTAATTACTTGGCCGGAGGTGATTTCCATATTTACTTTGAAAACGGTCAGGCGGAAGTGGCGATCAGACTTGAGCAAGGGAAGATTGGTGAGCCGCCGAGGGGGCGCAACTCAAATCAGTCCCTTCCTCAAAGCTACATGGGGATCGCAGAGGCTAGGCTCTTGAGTGAAAAGATCCCAGGTGCTGAAGACTTTATAAGCGACAGGAAGTTCGAGAAGGCCGTAATCAAGCTTTCGCAAACTGGCGAGGCTGACGATATCTTATACGAATACATGTCTGGTGGATTGATGTACAACCTTGATTCTGGGGAAATTGAAACCAGGACCAAGGATTTTAGCGGGATAAGGAGGAGAATGAGAGATGGTGGGGAATCCTTCTTCTCGGAAGAGGTCGAGTCTTTCCTAAAAGACAACCTTCCCGCAAGGGAAGGCGATACAAAGCCTGCCAAACTAAGCAAGCCCTTGCTTGTCAGTGGGTCGATTACCGACAGCAATCCCGTTATTGACCTCAGCTTTCTAGAGGAGATTGGTGAGGGAGGCGATCTCATCATTTATTTTAAAGGCCCTAAAGGTTTGGGAAATATTGATGCAGAGACCGACGAGGATATCACCATTGATTTAAGTAGGCTAAAATCAATTAAAGGATCGGTAAGAATCGACGGCATCGGGTCTGGGCTCTCATTCGCTGATCTTAAGATCAACGCCCCCTTACTGGAGGAAGTGGAGGCAGATTCGTTTGATATTGAGAATGCTGGTTTTATCGCACCAAAGCTGAATCGAATATCAACCAATGTGGATTTCCGTTTTCAGGGCGTGAGTTTTGAGGGGTTCAATCTCCAGGAGATAGAAGCCTTTGGAGATGACGTTGTTATTAGAGACTCCACAATTAAGACAGGTCGTGATTCGCGTGTTCCGCTAAAATTAAGATCTACAGATGGAGTTGATATGACTAGGTCTGCTACTGATGCAGAGCTTGAAGTTGATGCTCGTAGGGCTGTGACGCTAGATGAAGTTCAGATTGAGGCATTACGCCGACTCAGTGGATCAGACGTAATTGACATTATGAGTGTTACCGCCAGGAACGACAAGGCTGTCACTTCATTAGATGTGCGTCGAAATATGGAAGACGCGGATGACGGTGTGGTATTGAATGTACGCAAATCTGAACTGGGGCCTATCCACCATACCCGAGACTCCCTTGTACGAGATGTGGCGACAGCCGAGGAGGGATACTCAGATTTTGTATGGGCCATTCTCTATAACTTAGATAGCCAAGGCTTGAGCTCATTAAACAATGAGCACAACCGGAACCTTGCCAGCAAGGAAGGTGCTAGGGGCGCTGATATAAACATTGATTTAACCTCAGCAGATCCAGTTGATCTAACCTGGGCTGGGGAGACTGTTGATCGAGTGAATGTTCATGGGGGGATGGCGTCTGCAGGCGAGCTGGGCTATGGGGGCGGTACCATTAATATTAAGGCCCCTTCATTCGTTAATAGTTTCAATGCCAATACTGCAAACGACATTGTTGTTGAGGGGATCGAGAGAGCGAGCATAATTAAAATTGAGCCCCCCTTAGCTTATGGTGAGAGCGATACAAACAAAATACATCCTGCACTCTATGATATTAAGGGGGAGGAAAAGATTTCTACACAAGTCGTCTTCAAAGACACTAAGGAAGCTTCGGAAATAACCTCGAGAGGTGGAAGCCTTTCGATGCCGAATCTAGAAAAAGTTGATGAAGTTACATTTCAGAATAATAACCCGGTCAAACAAATTGAAGGCCCGCAAAGAGACCTAACCCAGCTGGAGAAAATTGGCGCGTATTTCACAGGGCGTAGCATAAAGAGATTCTATGACATACCAGCTGGCAAGGTTATGGGTGGGGATCTTTCTGAAGGGTTTAGGCACTACATGGATGGCTCTGCCACCTACTACGCCAATGAGACAGGCGACAACGCGGCGGCTGAAGAGCTTAAGAAGACAGGTGAAAGACCGAAGGCTGAGTTGAGCCTACCTAAATTAAGCTCAAAAGCATACGGAGAGTTCGTATATGGTCGTGGAACCATGCGCTTAGACGCCCTCACAACAAAAGAGGAATTTGATAGATTTCAGGAAAATTCTGTGCCTTCGATAATAATTCACACCGGCCTGAATGTATCTTTATCTCCTGACGTTGAGCTTAGTCTTCCTAAAGATGTGTTAGAAAATGCTGATGCGGTAATCTTATACAATCCCACGACAGTCAGTACAAAGTCTTCAAGACAAGTTGTTGAACATTCAGTAGTACACGCCGAGGCCTCCGGGCTGTCCTTTGTCAACATGGACGTTGTGGATTCAGAGTCTGGCAAGCCTTTATCCATGGGGGATGTTTACAGAATACACTATGCATTCCATGAGAATATGGCTGAATTATTCAGCCTTAAGGGTAGCGTTGAAAGTGACCGCTTCCTGAGAAGAAACTTTGATAGGACTCAATTCTCAGCAAGGGAGCGAAATGAACTATTGGGCAAGTTCCAACCGACAGATGATTCCTCGCTTGAGGAAATACCATCCTTGCTTGACTCCCGCACAGGCACTGGCGCATGGGAATCGCGGCTTGCCAGTAACGGATCTGAAAGCTGGGTTGAGCTCAACCTAGACGTTATTGAGGCGCAGGATGTTGAGTTCAAGGTAGACCACGAAATAGGCCACGCAGCCTGGAGAGATGAAACCCGAGAAGCTTTCGAAGAGCTCTGGAACTCCCTGACGGAGACACAGAGAAACGATATCAGCACAACGGTAAACAAGCTGTACAACGAGGACCAGGGTGTGGAGGAGGAGCGCGTTCGTGCTCTAGAGGAAATCCGGCGCATCGCTCAGCAGAACGAACAATCTGCCAGTGCTTGGCAGAAGTTTGTGGAGTTCATTAAGCGGATTTACCGGCGGATTACCGGGCAAGAGCACAAAGAACCTGAGCAGATTGCTGCAAGCCTGGTTGCGTTTGGTGAGCGCCAGATCACTGGTAAGTCCCCATCAGTTAAAGCCTTAGACGCTGAAAGCGGTGGTCGCTCAATTACAACATCTCTCGCGGACAAGTTCGATACCGACGCTGAGTCCATCGCTTACTACAGGGACGCTATGCGGGGTGAGGATCAATTCCTTACGGCGACCCATGCTTTGGACTGGGCTAATTCGCTGCTAAGCAACGATTATTATTCTGACATAATTGAGCTGCTAAAGAGCTCTAGCTTCGTGACTGAAAATACTAGGTTCGGGATTGAGGTAAATAAGGATGAGAAGTTCGCCGGGTGGCAGGTAGACGAATCAGACGGTGACGGAGGTGTGGGATCTAACTCAGTTACGGTCAACTTAAGGCAGATTGAAGATGACCGCGCATTAGCTAGAACTATTGTTCATGAGTTCTCGCACTCCATACTGGGTCGCACTATAGAGAACTACGAACGTGGGGACAGTGCGCTCCTGTCTGAGGAAGCTACAAGATCTCTTAAGCGACTGGAGCGGCTCTTAATGAGGGCTCGTAAGGAGGTCGACAAGAATGCAGGGGAGTCTGGGGCGTGGAGGGATGTTTACGGCCTGAAAAACCTTGATGAGTTCGTCGCTGAGGTCTCATCAGCGGAGGATGATTTATTCAAAATCCTCTCCCAAATGGAAGGGCTTTCCCAAGGGGAGACTTTCTATGAGTCCGTTAAGCTTCAGATAGTTGACCTATTTAAGGGAATACTCAAAACAATGCGGAGGACCTTTGGGTACGAAGATAGGTTTGGTGAGTTTACTTTGGAGGGCACTGCGTTTGAGGAAGCGGTATACGATACCTTGTTCCTGTACGGAAGGGCTGCAAACGGCAAAGAGGCCTCGAGGGTTCCTATACTAGACCAAAAAACAATGTCTAGGCCGTTGGAGTTTGATGATGACCTTGGTCGAGTCAGGCTTGGCAACCCAACGAAGTACAAGACTACCAGCATATCCACTGACCCAACGGTTAGTGCGGACACGGACTTGGATCGGCAGTCAGCACTTAAACAGAACTTTGCGTCATGGGGCCACGTTGATTCTGTGATGAAGAGCATGTTCGACAAGTTCAAGTCGGATAAGCTTAACCAGCGAGAACTGGAGTACGGGGCATTTGTCCGGCAAATGGGCAGGCTCGCTAAGTCTCCCGACGAGATGCTTAAGCTCATCAACCAGCGACTGGTGGATATTGGTGAGCAGACAGTAAATGTTTCCATTGATGACCTGACCTCCAAGGATCGGGCGATGCGTGACGCGTACTCTTTGCTGCTGCGTGCTTACACCAACATCCAGAGAAACCGGATCAAGGCTGAGCACTCAATAGACAAGCAGCAGGAGAGCGTAAACACGAGCAACAAGGAGCTCACAGAGCTCATCGAGAACTACGATGACGCCAAGGTCTTGGCTAAGGCGGCGGAGAAAGAGCTGAGGAACTTTATTAACGTCCTTGATCTGCAAAAGTCTAAAGGGCCTGAGGCTGGGTTGATTGGGGCCATGCTCCGGGCGTTCCCCAACATGAATAACTACGGCAAGTCCGTAGACGCTGTCGCCCGCAGGCTAACTAAGCCCGCTAAAGGTGAGGAGGAGGCTTCTCAAGTTATGCTCCTAACCCTCATGGAGGAGATCGCTAAGTCCGGCGTAGACTTAAACGCTCAGGGCCTAGCTGACACTGTTAAGCTGCTGATCGAGAACCGCAGGTCTGAGCCCGGAGCCTCGCAGGAGGATCGGTATGATATCGCCAGAGCGCTAGAGATGATCGCACCTGGAGACGCAACCCAGCAACACGCCGCACTAGCACTGATGGCAGCGTTCGCTCGACGAAACAGCCACTTCTTCGGGCTGGCTGCGTTGCGTAAGGACGCTGACCGAGGTAAGGCGAACGAGATCATTAAGGTGGCGATGGACCCTGACAAGGATGCCGGTCAGAGAGCTCGCGGTATGCTTAAGTTTAACAAGCGCTACGCCAAGCATGTGGAGCGCGTGCTCACTAAGCTTAACAAGCATAAGCGGGAGCACCGCAAGAAGATGCGCGGACTCAAGATATCCAGAGAGTTTGTTGACTTCGACAACAGCACCAGACCTGTCCTTTTGGCCGCGATGGCTGACCTTGAGTCTAAGCTGGGCGTGGAGCAAGGGCCTAAGTCCACGGTGACCCAGAAGTCGCTGTGGGTCGCGTCCGAGGGAGCCGAGTACTTGGTGCCTACCAGCCCGGAACAAACCTCAGAGATGCTCTCTAAGGAAACCCCCAAGATGTTTACATACATCCCAGAGGACGCCACTAAGGCTAGGGGTGAGATGGCGGCTGACCTTGAGCGGATGTATCTGTGGCTCAACGCCCCTGGCAGAGTTAAGGACAAGACGTACAACTTCGTTAAGAGAACTTACGAAGGACTGAGCAATGAGCTCAACATTGGGGAGTACGAGGCCGCACGCCGGAGTGCTGTGCTTAAGGTCATTGGAACCTTCCAAGACAAAATCGAGAAGACCGGGTCACCTGTCCTAAAGGGCATAGGCACCATGATCTCCAAGTTCGCTGGCCTGTCTAAGAGGCACACCATGCTTGAGCCTATCTCACATCAGTGGGCGCTCGCTGAGCGTGACGCCATCACTGCGGTGTACAAGGGTAGGGAAGGGGCTAAGGAGCTGTTCCGTAAGAATGTCTACAACCCTGCGCTTGCATACTTCGAGAACAACCAGCAACTGCTGGATGGGAGTGAGAGCGTTGAGGAAGCGAAGCGTAAGGCCTTCCAAGATATCAGGAAGATGCTGAGCACTGACACTGAGGTTGGTCTCGCAATCCGATCAGACGATGAAGCTTGGGCGGCGATTGAGAACCTGCTTAATAAGACAGGCGAAATGAGTAGCGCTCTCCTCGAGCAGAAGCAGGAGATGGGCCTACTGGTTCTGGACGATAGGGGCGCTGCTCCTTACTTCCGCAAGGCAGTGGGCGCTGAGCTGTTTACTGTTAGCCGTCAGATATCCGCACCTATTGCAAGTGTGGCCGCAGAGATGGGCAAGGCGGGTAATGGGTGGCGTCGTATGCGTACTAGGAAAGACGGATCTCAGGCAATGGGCAACAACTCCCCTGTAGAGGTTCGGGACAGCATTACTGAAGCCCTTCTCGATGGCAGGGATGACGAGGTTCGGGCTCAACTTATCCGCCAGAATAAGGGCAATGTCTGGACTCAGTTCTTGGGGCCGTTGGCGCTCAAGCAGGGTGAGTCTGTGTTCTCCGAGGCTCAGTATGTTGGCACCGAGGGCAGTGAGTTCCAGATGATGGCCGCCCGCTCGGATGTTCAAGAGGCCTACGAGGCAGCCGCTGACGGCGACATGCTCGCGTTTGCTGATAACCTGTACGCCGCAACTGGTGGTGATGTAAATGACGCTGCCAAGAGAGCCACTTACGTTGGTGAGGTTGCCCACACGCTGCAGTCGATCTTTAACACGCTGTACACTAACTTAGATTACACAGCCGACCCGAAACAGATCCGGGAGACGGGCGACGGCATGAATAGAGTTATGCTCGATGCGCGTGCTGCAGAGGGCTTCCCGTCCGAGTGGGTTGATTACATGACCTTCGAGGAGCAACAGGTGCTCTCGATAGTGAGAACATTCGCGCTACAAGCATCTTTCGGGCAAAACCTTGAGGGCCTAGAGAGGGATCTGAAAGCTGCGGAGAACGACTTCCAGAAGCAGGTCAACTTCCTAGAAAGCATTCAGGAGCTAACCCCCAAGCAGCAACGCGCTGCTGCTGAGAAGGAATACGGTAAGGGTGGATATAGGATCATACTTGGTGCCCGAACCAATATGGGCCTAGCAAACGATCTCGGCAAAGCTGTTAAGATGATGGTTCGCAATGAGGCTGCCTCTACCCCGGCTGAGATGGGTTCGGCCTACGAGGTGCTACAAGCCCTTACAGGTGTTGTGGTCCAGTCATTCAAGACGGCACTGGTCGACACAAGCTCCATGTTCGTGATGCCGTTCTCCAAGTACGGTGTAAATAGAATAGGCTCCGGCCAGTCTCTCAAGGGATTGAACATGTTCAAGCAGGCGTTTGGCTCCCTGTTCCAAGCCTTCGGCAGGCAGATGGATCTGGATGGCGGATGGCAGAAGGAATACACCCGCACCAACCTTGGGGATATGGACACGATGGTGGGAGGCATGGACCGCATTCACTCTGCCATGCACCGTGAGATTATTGGTACCGAGGAGTACGACTTATCCGGTAACCCTGTGACCTCTGGGGCTTTCAATAGGTTGCGCCGAGGAACCAAGAGGTTCGTTGTTAAGAGCTCGCGTGTAGTGCGCGAGATGCTGGGAACTGGCATCATGGGCGCAGGCAGCATGGGCTCGGATGTGAAGTACGCCACGCTGAAGCCACAGGCAATCTTTACTCAGGTGGGTCAGTGGATGCACGCAGCCAACGTCATTAACACATGGAAGGCTTACAATGAGCTAGTGATTAAGGCCGCAGATCACCTAGACTCAAACCCCGCTAACAATGTCGAGAAGGGGTACCGACTGGACCACAAGTCTGTGGGCTACCCTAAGGAGGCGTTTGAGTACATGGTCAATAAACTCGCTGAGTACGGCATGTCTCTAGAGACTCTTGCTCAAGGGTTCCGCCGGAACAGGGACAGGCAGCACCCGTTCACTGACCAGCAGCTACGTAACCTGAGTGTTATGGCTCAAGCTGAGATCACTAAGGAGACCTCGATTAAATCGCGGCCCACGTTTGTGTACACCTCAGAGGCTGGCCGCCTAACTAACCCGCTTATGGGCTGGTCGGTTGCTAAGACCGCAGACGTTGTTAGTGACTTCCGGGCATTTGATAAGAGCGGTGAGTTCTCCTACCGACTGCTGCTTCAGAGCTTGATGCCTTACACGGCTATCATTCCAATGAGCCTAGCCTTTGTCTGGATGAGGGAGCGCTGGGAAGAGAAAGCCCTCCGCAAGAAGGCCAACGTGCTGCAGCTTAAGGACGCTTGGGACGAAGATGGGTTTAATGCTGGCCAGTTCAGTGTGGCACTAATGGACCGGCTTAATCGGGTTGGCACCTTCGGCATGGCTGGGGACGCGATTAATAGCGCGATTAACCCAGCGACAGGACGGGACTTCAGGATCGAGAACCGAGTGTTCCTTATCTCCATGATCATGGGCACAGGGGAAACACTAGCCTACTGGGTTCGCTCAGGTATGCCGGTCGACTATCAGAACTTTGTCCGCCCAGCAATACAGACTGCCGGTGGATCAGGGTACTTAGAGGCATATCAGGTCGTGAACACCCTCGGTGATCTGGACAACCAAGAGGCCAGAGTAACCAACAGGTTAAACATCGAGAACTGGGTGCGAGTTGCAGGGCGCGGGCAGGGGCTCGACATACGCAAGCCGATAGGCATACGCGGGGTTCCGAATGCTAGTAAGCCTCACTTTAAGAATATGGCTATCGCAGCACTGTCTAATGACAGCGCTATGTTCGAGCAGTCGCGCTCGGCTGCTGAAGCTGTTTTAAGAGAAGCTGGTAAGAGCGAGGAAGAGATCGAGGACAAGATCAAGGAGGCGTTCAGGTATAACCACCCAGCCCGCAAGGTCTTCAACGCGCTCCCCACCAAGGCTGAGTTCGATAGCCTGATCCAGGCCATCCCAAGTGAGTACAGGTCTGACATAGTCAGAGCACTGGATCTTTATAATGAATACGGAAAGCGGGTTGGAGTGACCCCGTGGGAGGGTAAAGCGGAGCCCTCCTCAGAGGGAGGAAGCTCTCGCCGGTCCAGCTCGTCTAGCATTAGGGAGCAAATACTACGTAAAATGGGTGGTTCTGGGCGTTCTAGTGGGCCTAGGTCCATGGAAGACATACGGCGCTCGATGATGAGGCGCTCAATGAGCGGCTATTAATCTAGCCTATACCATAAATAAAGAGTATACTTTGGAGTGTTGAGATGAATGATTTGGCCGAAATGCTAAAAACCCTAGGAATTAACACCACCGTTCTCGGGGGCGGGTGGCTGACAGAGAATGAGATGTTTCTCAAGATTGTGCTTTTGCTCCTATCAATCGCCTATACTTGCGCGAAATTGGTGCAAATCATCAAAAACAACGAAAAAAAATAACCCCCTATGAGAGAAAAACTTAAGTCTCGTAAATTATGGGTCGCCATCGGCGGCCTGTTAACTGTTGTCGCCACTGAATGGATTGGCGTCTCACCTGAAATTGCTGAGAAGGTTATCTCGGCAGTGGTAGGGATCACATGCGCTTACGTCGGAGGTCAAGGTATTGTAGATGCCTTGGCGGCCTATGCGTCGGGTGGAGTAACTGAAGAGCCTTCGCTGACCGAAGCAGCTAAACCCGCCAAGAAGGCGGCTAAAAAGAAGGCTTAATGGTTGCAGAGTTCCTAGCCGCCCTCCGCGCACTCCCGGCGCTTGCAAAAGCAGCTGAGAGTATCGCGGAGGGTGTGCGGGAGCTTAATAATAAAAAGGCTGAGCAAATCGCCAAGGAACGCCTTGATGAAAAGAATCGCACTGTTAATGACTTTATTAGCGCTATCAGGGTTAAGCGCGAGTTGCGCGATAACCCCAAAGTACAACGGGGTAGCGGAGATTCTGGAGAGACATCCACAGGGGTCGATTGATGCCCGTGATGCTTCTCCTGAGTCTAAGGCATTTATTACAGACCTAATGCTGTATATAAACCAAATCGAGTACGAGTTAGAGCGCCCCCGCTAATCAGGGGGTCATGGGGGTGGCCATGACTAGATTTATATTCAGCTCAGATCTTCACGGAGACCGCCTCTGCAAGGCGTCTGTTAAGGCGTTGATGGCAGCGACTCGGGACTTCAAGCCTGACCTTCGTATATTTGGAGGAGACCTGCTGGACGCACGTCCTCTTCGTCGCGGAGCGGGACCCGAAGAACGGAGTGAAGGGATGGCAGATGACTGGCGTGCTGGCATTAGATTCCTCCATGACTGGAAGCCCACCCATATCCTGCTAGGCAACCACGATAAGCGGATCTATGACCTCGCGGAGAAGGACAATGGAGGCATAGAAACAGAGTACGCCTTCAAGGGCGTGCAGGAGCTGGAGTCCGCTTTCTCCAAGGTTGGGGCTATCTGGCTGCCATACCACAAGCGCTCTATACTCAAGTTCGGCAACTTGTCGTTCTTGCATGGATTTTTCCACGGGGTGAACGCGACTAAGCAGCACTCCAATATATATGGCTCGTGCATCTTCGGACACATCCACGCGGTGGATATTTACTCTGCGCCCGCCGTCGAGCGCAGAACATCTATGAGTTCGGGCTGCCTCTGCAGCTTGGACATGAACTATAACTCGCACATGCCCACCTCGCTCAGGCACTCACATGGTTTTATCCAGGGTGTTATTAATGAAAAGACGGGTGACTGGCAGGCTTGGCAGGTGCAGGAGATTGGTGGCCAATGGCTCGTTCCGACAAAAATAAAGACACTGTAACCCCTGGCTGGATAGCTGGACTTAAAGAACACATGTCTACCGGAGTGGAGGAGGTTCCTTCTGGGTGGATGACAATGCGTGAGGTCTCTAAGTTGATGGGGTACTCCGAGTCCCACACTCGGAAGGGCATCCACAAGGCTGTTGAAGCTGGTAGCTGGGAGCGTAAGAGTTTCAGAATTAGAACAGGCGCTCGGATTTACCCGGTGCCACATTACCGTCAGGTCAAATGACTAAGCGCCAGTTCGAGAGATTCAAGCGCCAGTTCAAGAAGCACCAAGCCCGATTCAATCTTGGTGAGTACACCGTTAACTTCAGCAAAAAGAAGTTCAGTGACCGATACGCTGAAATAGATGCTGACCCCGAGGGCTGCGTAGCCATGGTTAACGTGGCTGATAATAACGACTGGAAGGATGAGATGATCGACACCGTAGCCATGCACGAGTGTATCCATCTACTACTAGCGAGATTGACAGACATGGGGTCTCGGCGTTTCATATCTGAGGACGATTTGGGTAACGAGAATGAGCGCGTAACCTGTATCCTTGAGAAGCTTCTCACGCCTTAGACAACCAAAATCCTTGGTTGCGTCTAAAAACCTCTCGTTTTTCAGTTAGAAAATCAACCTACTGACTACCTTTTAAGCCGTTGGTTGGGGGTTCGAGTCCCCCCGCTCCTACCACTGTTTTTCTAGGATTTATCCCACGTATACAGTGCTAATCTAGCAATTACCCAACTGCATACTCCTGACATATAGCGTCATACTCCGGCCAGCTTCGGACACGTTTTGGTTGTATTTTGGTTGTGGAGTATTACGGTCGATGCATGGACACTTATGTTGACTACGTTAAGAGGATGGGGCGGTGGCGGGCGCGGAGGTTTGTTAACGGTAAGTCGGTACAGTCCGCCTACTTCAAGTCTGAGTCACAGGCCATTCAACGAACCAAGGAGTGGAAGGGTATCGAGGTATGCGCGATATCCGATTTCAACAAGATGGACGAGAAGGAGCAGTATAAACTCATGCTGGCGTATGAGGCTGCGAAGGATAAGGGGCTGGACATATACGACGTGGTCATGGGCCATAAATCGGGCGCGGCAGGTACGATGCTAATACAGGAGTCAGTGACGGCTTACCTAAAGTCGCTCTCTGATCGGAAGACCTCGCATTCCCACCAGCGCGACAGCCGCCAGATTCTAAGGAACTTAGAAAGGGTGCTTCCGGGCGGCAGGGTTTCGGCCCTTAGTGAAATGGTGCTGTCAGACTTTATATATGAAGACCCGGCTCACTCGGCAAACACGGTTGCCAACCGCCGAAAAATAGTTCACGCCTTTATAAATTGGTTGGTTAAGAAAAAAGAGATATCCGTAAACACCTGCGCTGGGGTGGATAAGCCGGTGATTGGGGCATCGTCCGTGCCCTACCTTAGGGTTCCTGAAGTTAAGAAGCTCATGCAAGCTTGCGCGGAGATCGACCCTAAGATGGTTCCGTACTTTGCCATAAATCTATGGGGAGGCACTAGGCCGAGCGAGGTGGCTGGGTACGACGGCGGGAAGAAGGGGTTGACCTGGAGTCATGTTGACATGGCGGAGGGGGATATAGATATCCCTGATGAGGTTTCAAAAACAGTTGGTCGACTAGCTCCAATGGAAGACAACCTCGTCGCTTGGCTCAAGGCCTACCGTGACGGGGACCTGTACCCTATCTCTAAATTCGAGGACAGGTTTAGGGCTGTCATCTCAAAGGCTGGTATCGAGTGGAAGCAGGACATCATGCGTCACTCCTACTGCTCGTACTACGTCGCAAAATTCAGAGACCTAGGGAAGCTTGCCTATAATATAGGCCATGTAGGAACCCTTTCCGTTTTGCGTAAACACTACGAGAACAGGAGGGTTAAGCCGAAAATGGCTAATGAATATTGGAACATGTTCCCGATTATAAAAAAAACTTAAATTTACAGTAGGCAAGCAGCTTGCTGCTTGGCTAATATTTAGCCATGGCTTTTGACGTGAGACGGGCCACACCGACCGCTGAAGTAACTGAAGTACCGCTAACCGGGCTCCCCCCGGATAAAGCGGCCCTGATTGCTGAATTGTCTGAACAAGAGCTAACCGACTATATCGGGAAGCTTATCTCCTCCGACCTTTCGGGAACGTCTCTCCTAGGTCAGCCTGAATCAGCATCCGGAGATACTGAGACCTAGACACGTCTAGATCCTTAGCCCTCTTATCGGCTTCCTTCAGGAGTTTCTCCGATAGCGACACTGCTACCGCAGTCTTCCCCTTTCCTCGTTCGCCTCTCATGTATGGTTCCCCTATGTTAGCAGGTCGTGCCCCTCATGCATAATATGGATGCCATAGTATGTATAGTCAAAATATGCTAAATGTAGGTTTTTTTGTGATTTTTTTTTTAACAATTTATTTATTTTGTTCATACGGAGTATTACTCCCGACATACTGACCGCAACAAATGACGACCGAAAAAAACAGAAAAGTCATCGCGGTCCCAATGCCTGCCTCCCTCAAGAAGCGGGTCCGAAAGGCGGCGACTGAACGGTATCTCACTATGTCGCAATACGTTAGGGCCTTAATCTTGGAGGATCTGCAGAAATGCTCACCTACGAACAAGTAGGCAAGATGATAGGCGGGGAGCAAAAGCCCCTTAGCGAGAGGCAGCTCCGCAGGTTGGTGAGGTCGGGCCGCCTAAAGGCCGTGAAGATCACGCACTCATGCGTCCGGTTCCGGCCTCTGGACGTGGAGGCATTCATAAAACAAAGCCTAGTATGATGGAGGAAACTATATGCCGCGAACCAAACGACCCGACCAGACTCCGATTCAGGGTGAACTATCGGATTCCATCTCTGAATGCTCTTTTTGGGATGAACCACTGGGGCAGGAAGAAGGAGAAGGACGAGGCCCAAGACGCATTGCTGTCCGGTTTGTTAGTCGCCGCGTGCGGCTCATCGACCCAGATAACCTTACACCGAAATATCTACTCGATGGCCTCCGATACTCTGGCCTCATTCCAGACGACCGCTTTGAAGACATCACGGTCGATGTCTGCCAAGAAAAGGTCGCGCACAAAGTCGAAGAAGAAACGCTCGTAGAAGTTAGGTACGTCGATGAGCAACAAGTCCTCAATCTATTGGATAGAGCCCCAGCCGGAAAGGGTGTGCTGGGTGTGCGAGAAGGCAGCGGAGGCGATAGCGTATGACCGCTCAGTTGAGGACGGGTTCATCTGCGAAGCCTGCTTCGAGCAGGCCGTCTACTGCGATCAACTCCTTATCAATGCCGGTATGGCGCACCCCCAGCAAAAGGACAGAGATGACGTATGATGTTATCGAGCACGGTATCCCCGCGCCACTGCTTGCGGATATTGATGCCGAGAAGGGCGTAATCGGGTGTATGGTTGCTGGGGACGAGCATGTGTCCAAGGCGGCTAAGCTACTGAAGCCAAAGCACTTCTACGACCAGCTGAACAAGGCAATGTTCGAGTGCATGGTTGAATCCAATAGCGCCGACAGGGTGAGGCTCCTGACCACGCTTAAGAAACGTAAGGGCTTTGGGTACGACACTGGCGCTGTCGTATTACGCATACAGGAGTCTGAGAATCTTATCCCTTCCGCGCTGAACCTCCCCTTTTACGCGGAGCCGGTCATTGAGTTCGCCCAGAAGAGGGCGCTTAGGGACGCCCTTAACAAGGCGCAGTCTGGGATCAACGACGGCCTTCCATTTGCCGAGATAGCTGGCGGCTTTGACTCCGTGTTGACGGACGATGAGTCGTCCAAGCGATCAGACGACGAGCACAAGGATCAGCTGGAGGACTTGCTGAACTATTTGGAGAAGTGCCAGACCGGAGAGGTTGACCCTATGGGGGTGCCTACTGGGTTCCAAGACCTGGACTACATGACCAGGGGCATTAAGCCGGGGGACATGTTCGTGGTGGCTGCTAGGCCCGGTGTAGGTAAGACAACCTTTGGGCTCAATGTGGCCGCGCACGCAGCGATGGATTGCGGTAAGGGGGTAATGTTCTTCTCTCTGGAGATGGATCACAGGCAGATCCACAAGCGGATACTCGCGGCTCGCACTAAGATAGATTTGCGGCGTCTAGAGACGAAGGGGGCTCTTAGGAGTAACGAGCTCCAGATGGTGGGGCTTCACACCGCTGCCATGCGGAAGTCCAACCTTAGGGTCTACGATAAGCCAGGGATGAAGCTCTATGATATCCGCGCCCTATGCCGCTCTGAGGTGAAGGAACGTGGCATAGACCTGATCGTAATTGATTACCTCCAACTCGTTAAGTGCCCTGGCTTTCGAGCCAGCGAGCGCGTTCAGGAGGTGACTGAAATTTCTGTAAGCATCAAGAACCTAGCCCGAGAGTTAGGAGTTGGGATTCTTGTGTTAGCTCAAGTCAACCGAGAGTCAGCTAGGGCTGAGCGTCGGCCAAGGATGAGTGATATCAGAGAGTGTGGTGCGGTTGAGCAGGACGCCGATTCGGTGATGATTCTGCACCAGCCGGACCCAGAGGAATCATCAGTTGAACTGGTGATAGACAAACAGAGAAACGGGAACACTGGCTCTATCAGGCTGGTGTTCGAGAAAGAAATAAACCGATTCAGGGATGACTCGCCCTTTTCGGAGTAAAGAAAAGTAAATATGGAAAAACCTAAATCAATACTTCTGAGAGAAGTTAAGTTGTACTGGGCCTCTATTAAAGAGCCAAAGAACATAGATGGTAAGCTTAAATACCTAGCTGATATTACCAACCTTACTAAAGAGCAAGCCACAGAGCTTCATAACGCTGGCCTCAAGATTCGGAAAGGTGAGGAGCTTGAGACCCCCCAGCCTGAGAAGGGCCTGTTTATTACTGGTAAGTCAGGCATTCAGCCAAGGGTTAAGAACGCCTCCAACCAGACTCTGGCTGGTGACGCCATTCCTGACATTGGCAACGGCACGGTAGCCAACGTGATAGTCAAACCGTACCCCTGGACCTATCAAGGTAAGTCGGGCATGGGCGCTGGCCTTAATGGAATCCAGGTACTGGATCTGGTCGAGTTCTCCAAGGATGACGACCTGTTCACTGAGGAACCTGACTACGTTAAGCCAGGTGTTGAAACCGTAGAAGACGACGTTCCGTTCTAGACCCGCCCAACCCCGAGGTGGGGGAGTCGGTTGACTGTGTCCGGCTCCCTCACCTTTTTTAAACCATGTATAGAACTAAAGATCCAGAGACCAGCCGTGAGGCTGCAAAAGATTTAACGGCCTCAGGCCGCGCCACAGCCCTGCGAGTGGAGGTGCTCTCGTGTGTTGTAGCTAACCCCGGACTTACTTCTCGTGAGCTATCTAAGAGTTCCGATGATATCGAGTATGAGAATTTTCACAAGCGACTGCCGGAGCTGGAGCGGATGGGCAAGGTGCACAGGTCCGATGAATCCAGAGCCTGCCGTGTCACGAACCGGAAGGCCAGCATTTGGTTCCCCGGACCCAAAGGAGACCCTGAGCAAATGGACTTAATCTAATGCCTGAAGGAGGACACTGGTATAAGTATGACGGCACTGCCTGTCACTTCCAAGAGGACGGCAAGCGGACAACGCTACGCGAGGCGCGTAAGCAAAACCTTTACCCATCTGTTTCAGGTATAATCGGGCTGCTGGCTAATGATGGGCTGGATGTGTGGAGAGTAAATACGCACATACTTATTGCCGCCGACAACCGCCGTAAGTACGAGGAGGAGGACAAGGACTATGTGCGCCGAATCCGAGGGATCGCCGGAAGAGACAAGGACGCAATCCTAGATTTTGGTACGGGCGTTCATGACGGCATCGAGCAGATCAACAACTGGTTCATCAAGGAGCACTCTGGAAAGGTTGTTGAGGTTAAGGACGAGAACGCCCTGTTCCGTAAGCTGAAGATCACTTGGGAGTACTGGCCATGGATGACCTATTACCTCAAGTGGGCGTATGAGCATCTGGATGAGGTAGTAGCCTCCGAGCTAACGCTAGTCCATGACGATGGCTACGCAGGCACTACAGACCTTCTTGCCATCATGAAAGACGGGACTCAGGCGCTCATCGACTGGAAGACCCAAAACGTAAAGGCCAGGGCCACCTTCTACCCCAAGTTCTGCGAACAGCTCGTTGCTTACAGGAACTGCCTTGATGAGCCAGAGAAGGTCTCACTGGTGTCGGTAGTGATCGACTCAAACATTGCGAGCCCCTTCTTTACTAAGACATGGAAGCCCAAAGAAGTATCCATCGCTGAGACTGTGTTCACATGCTGTCTCAAGATCTGGCAAGCTACTAAGAAATATAAGCCGGAGGTGGGAGAGTGAACTGCTGGACCTGCAATGCTGAGCTGATCTGGGGCGGGGATCATGACTTTGAGGACTACGGCATGGAGGGCGACGGGATCGTATCCAACCTTTCATGCCCAGAGTGTGGTGCGTTCGTGCTGCATCACGCTCCGGTAGATGTACCTGAGGCTTCGCCTCTGGAGGGTGCGGACAAAGATGATCCATTCGTTAGAGGCTACAGGATCGGCTACTGGCAGATGAAAAATTACGGCGAAAAGGAAGCTGAGAAGCTCAAGCAGGAGGTTGAGCGGTGGAAGGAGATCGCCAAGCGATGAAGTTCCAAGTCAAGGAGCACGATAGGGGCACCTTCTGGGTGCGCTCTAGGCAGGGCAAGGGGGAGTACATGGTCGACGTTACTGCCTTGAACGGCAACGGGGCCTGCAACTGCCCCCACTTCAGGTGCCGACTCCAGCCAAAGGTGCTTGAGGACGGGGAGACTCGACGCTGTAAGCACATCTTGGCGGTCAGGGAGTACATGTCTGACATGATCGTTAAGGAGCTCTCCAAGCAGAACAAGGACATAGGAGTCTGATGGGCAGGATTAACCCCATATCGGCTAAGCGCCGAGAGCAGATGAAGATTTACGCGCAGAAGCGCAAGGCCTTCCTGAAGGCCAACCCTAAGTGTGCAGTGTTCCCGAGCAGGAAGGCGACGGATGTGCACCACATGCGAGGTAGGGCGGGTGCCCTGTACCTATGTGAGGCCCACTGGCTGGCTGTATCCAGACAGGGCCATCACAAGATAAACGAAAACCCTACTTGGGCGCGGGAGATGGGATTCCTGTGTGCCAAAGGCCAATGGGGAATGCAGCCAGATGAAGGAACACAGTCATGAAGAATAAACCACCAGCATTCCAGCTGTATGTGAACGACTTTCTGTCGGGCACAAGTCACATGTCGAATGAAGAGGTCGGCTGCTACATACGATTACTCTGCCACTCCTGGGACCGTGATGGGCTCCCTGATGATGAGGCTATTTTGGACCGTTTAGCGGGTAGGCCTTTTGCTAGGGCTAAAGGCTATACAGAAAAACCTTTTTTCGAGGAGTACGCACTTGTCATGGAGAAGTTTGCCGCCGACGAAAGTGGTATTTTGAGGAACTCAAGGCTCGAGGAATACCGAAACCATGTGGTTACCCTTCGGGCAAAACGCGCCGAATACGCAAAAAAAGGCGGAGAATCGACCAAAAACAAGTGGGCCAAGAAGGTTAATGGCAAGGAGGCCAAAAGGCCTAGCAAAAGGCTATCTGAAAAAGGGCCTAAAGGCGGGCCACTTCATACTTCAAACTCTATTAATAATAGCGGGGTAAACGAGAGCGATATTAGGTTGGTTTTGGATAAAATGAACGAGGTCCTCGAGTCCAAGGGCTTCAAGAGTCCGACCTACAAACTGACCGAATCCCGACGCGCTCTGATTGCTGCAGTCATCGAGGAGTACAAGGACCTGCCCGGTATTCTTCAGGCAGTTGCTCGCACCACAGAGAAGTGGGCTGACACAAAGTACCAGACTGGTCTTAACCCAGACAACTTCTTCAAGCTGGACAGATTTAACCCCCACTACGAACAGCGTGAGTTCATGGGGCACAAGGACGACTCCAACCGGAAGGAGGCTAATCGTCGGATTGAGGAGCTTAGTTCCAAGTTCCTCAACCCTGAGACCGGAGACTTTTCATCTGAGCACCGTTATGGGGACGGATCTCTAAAGCCCGAAGCCCGTGCTGAGCTCAACAAACTAAAGGCGCAAATAACAGCATGAACAAAGCAGAACTACTGAAGCAATTGGAGCACGTAATCCTTGATTTAATGGCGGCAACCACCAAGCCGCCCACCAAGAAGGGCATGGCAGAGACTCAGGATTACGTCCTGAAGTCATACAAGAACCTGCACCGAATTAAACGGGAGCTTAGCAACGATTAACCTGTAGCTGGTGGGGACTCCACTAGGCCGCCTCCTTTGCCCTAACGGGTCCCTAGGCCTAACCCCACCAGCTACTACAAAAGAAACAATAAAATGGTAGAAACAGTAATGAGAAGCAGGACCGCCACAAGCGGTGGAAGACTTAGCCCAAATCGTCTTATGACAGATATATGCAGAGTATTTGGGGTAACACAGCAACAGATCATGGGCGGTAGGCGGACCGAAGAGATAGCAATACCCCGACACTTCTATGTGGGTATGCTGATTCGATCCGGTTACGGGTACAGTGAGTTAGGCAGATTAATGAACCGTGACCACGGCACCATGATTAACTCACGCACCCGCATGGAGCAGACCATCGAGACTAATGACCGAAAGTGGCGTCGTGAGGTAGCACACCTCCGCCGCCTTGGATACGACCTCTAATGGGCCGTTTCACCATAGATGATGTGGCTGTTCCCATAATCGGGTTCAGCCCCATCATCTGGGTGATTCTGCACATCCTAGGAGTACTTAAAGGATGCCAATAAAGAAGCCAGATACATGCCCTTTTTGTGGGGGAGCCGCCGTAGTTAGAAAGTCCTTTCTGGACTCCAAGGAATGGTGGGTAGCCTGCAAAGAGTGCGGGGCCTTAGGGCCTTTCAAGAAGACACGCAAGGAGGCTGTGGATGAGTGGAACCGAAGAGATATCACCGAAGCTCACGGATAAGGAGGTCTATGTCGTAGCTGAGGTGAGGGATGGGTATTGCACCTCAATACTGCCTTCGACGGGATTCTCCTCGCACGAGGAAGCCAAAGCACAAGCCTCTAAGAACGTACTAACCCGAGGCGGCCAGTATGTGGTGTTCAAGTCGTGCGGCGGGTACACCAGCAAGGTTACTGAATGGGCTGCTGACGACCTGATTCACACATTCAGCGAGGACGACGTATTGCCGTTTTGATATGATAGGTGGGCTCAGTGACCTCAGGGGCGAGAGGGCGCTACTGTCGGAAGTAATTCTTCAGGCATTTGAGAACTATGTCGCCTTGAGAGAGATGGGCTACATCGTTGATGGAGAACCTAAGTTCATACCCGACACAGACAACATACCTCACAATCACGATGAGGCTTACGTGTGCGTCCGTTTCCTGTTCGGCAGGGGCCTCGACTGGGCTGTATCAATGGGACGCCTTAGAATTGATCCTGACGCAATCAGAAGCAAACTAGAACCAGACTTATGGCTACAACTACACGAAAGACTCCGAGTGAGTCCTGGAGTAAAGTGGAATCCAACAGAACCTTGGCCCGGATGCTCGCCAACAGGACAGGTATCCCAGTCGCCAAAGTAAAGATGCTCCTACTGGAGCTCGCCAACCTCATACCTGAGCTCCTAGTTCAGAACAAAAGGGTGTGCCTATGGGGAGTTGGAACATGGCACCTCAAGCACCGTAAGGGCAGGGTAAGCCCCAACCATCCTGTTGAAGCTTTAAGGGTACAACTCGACTCCTTTTATGCACGCTTTGTTGGCTCTCCTCCACTAAGAAATACTATCAAACTCCTGGTGGGATCTCTTCAAGCTGGTAAGAGCGATAAAGGCGAAACAGAAGAAAAAGTATGCAAAAAGTAGCTTTTTGTTCTAAGCAACATACAGGCAGTGTTGCTCCTGTAATATGCTAACAAAGTATTTCGTGTTTTATTAACTTTCTCGCTGACGAAAACTTCCCGAATACTCGAAACTCCACACCAGATCGCGGCCCTATACCCACCATTAATGATCGGCAAACCTATTAGGCGCTCACTAATGATCGGCTACCACCCAAGATCCTCATTAGGCAGGTTCTCCTTAGCCCAACACTTGTCCTTCAACTGCGCTGCATAGGGCATATAGCACCCGCACCCCAGATGTGAGCCCTTAAAAGGCCTGCATGTCTGCGTATGCTTGCTGTAGATAGGGCACTTCATACAGATCCTCATCCTAGACCTAAACTGCACCCTTAACTCAGCCTGCGATTTACGCCCCCTGAGGCCCTGTATAAGAGCTTTTACCATTCCCCAGACCAAACGACCCCTGTCACCCCACCCAACGCTTCCTAGCTCATCCTCGAGCACTTCTTCCCAGTCCCAGAAACGCTCCGATTTAAGGCCAAATACCTTCATATATACAAAATACACCGGAAACTGCAGATGAACAGGGTAAACAACACAGCATTCTGCAAAGTTCTGCACCATATATAAAGACCCTGGGAAGATCTGTGGATGATGTTGTTTTTTAGGGCTGGGGAAGCTGGAAAGTTGAGAAGTGACCCCTATACATTGATCGCGTCGCACACCACGTCCCCCCTCCCACCCTATACCTTTCTGCCCTAGGGTATACCCCGCCCACCTGAGCCACTAGGTGAGGCCTCTGATGGAAGCCGTGCCGAGTTAGCTCGGGGAACAGTACAAGCCATCAGGCATTGGACGGGTGCGCCACCGCCAAGCATGGGCGTATAGTGGAAGCTATGCCCCTATGCGGACGTTGAATTGTACGTTGTGCGTGCTGCATGGATGTGTTCTATCCAGCACCGAAAAGCACGGGAAAGCAATCGCGGAAGCTAGTGCG